GTGTTCTTCTCCACCTGCACGAATACAATAGCGCAAATCCCTGCGATTCCGCTAGACAAGAAGAACCCTGAAGACGTAGACACACACGCTGAAGATCACTTGTATGACGCACTACGCTATGGTATAATGACTAGACCAAGAAGTTCTATATGGGATTATAATCCTGCAACACAACGCTCTGGCTTTCAAATGTCAGATTCCACCTTTGGATACTAAACATGAAAACATTTGTAGTCGTAATAAGCATGTGGGGTAACACAGGAACAGAGTGGGTCTACACAGGTAACCAATACGTTATGCAAGAACTATTTACTCAAGAACAATGCCAACAGATTGTAAAAAGCTCTAACTGGCAGAAGCATGAAACAAACGAATACTACGGTTTACAATTTGACTGTTTTGATAAGGATGACAGATAATGGCAGAAATAGACGATTTATCATTTGAGACAGATGATGTAGTTGCTGCAGAGGGGCAAGAAGACAAGCTTTTTGATAGCGTAAGTAATGTAGTTACATTTGTAAATGATCGATATAAACGTGCAGAGGATGCTCGTAACGCAGATGAAGAGCGTTGGTTGAGAGCCTACAGAAACTATCGTGGTGTGTATGGACCAGATGTACAGTTTACTTCTACTGAAAAGTCAAAAGTATTTGTAAAGGTTACTAAGACTAAGACTCTAGCAGCTTACGGACAGATTGTAGACGTACTATTTGGTAACAACAAGTTTCCACTTACCATAAATCCATCTGTTTTACCTGATGGTGTAGCAGAGGCTGTTCATATTAACATCGATCCAAATGCTGAACAAGCTACAGGAGTACTGCGTGACTCCTTTACAAAAGAAACTACAAAACCTTATCTCATAGGACCAGATACTGAATTACAGCCTGGCGAAACTATGGCTGAACTTAGACGTAGATTAGGTCCAGTAGAGGATAAAGTTGAGCCTGTATCTGAAAAGATAATTGAAGGTGATGGTACTACACCTGCTACAGCTACATTCCATCCTGCAATGATTGCCTCCAAGAAGATGGAAAAAAAGATACACGATCAGTTACAGGAAAGCGGTGCATCTAAACATTTACGCAGCATGGCATTTGAGATGGCATTGCTAGGCACAGGTGTAATGAAAGGGCCATTTGCTGTAGACAAAGAGTATCCTAACTGGGATGATGATGGCGAGTATGATCCACTTATCAAAACTGTACCATCAACAAATCACGTTAGTGTTTGGAACTTCTATCCTGATCCTGTTGCTTCCTCTATGGATGATGCTGAGTACGTAATTGAAAGACACAAGATGTCTCGCAATCAGTGACGTGCATTGAAAGGTAGACCTTACTTCATTGATGAAGCTATTGAGAATGCGATAGACTCAGGACCAGACTATGTGCGTAAGCATTGGGAAATGAAGATGGAGGATGACGATACTGCTCCTTCAGATACAGAGCGTTGGCAAGTTCTAGAGTTCTGGGGATATGTAGATACAGACATCCTAGAAGAGAATGGTATTAAGATTCCTGCTGACATGGCAGACTTAGACGAAGTAAGTGCTAACATTTGGGTAGTCAACGGTAAAGTAATTAGATGTGTACTCAATCCATTCAAACCTGCACGTATTCCTTACTATGCTGTGCCGTATGAGCATAACCCATACAGCTTCTTTGGTGTAGGTATTGCTGAGAACATGGACGATACACAAACATTGATGAACGGTTTCATGCGAATGGCTGTTGACAATGCTGTATTATCTGGTAATCTTCTGATTGAGATAGATGAAACTAATCTAGTTCCAGGTCAGGACATGAGTGTGTATCCTGGCAAGGTCTTTCGCAGACAGGGCGGTGCTCCTGGTCAAGCTATCTTCGGCACTAAGTTTCCAAACGTTGCAGGTGAAAACATGCAGCTATTTGACAAAGCAAGAGTATTAGCAGATGAGTCAACTGGTTTCCCATCTTTCGCTCATGGTCAAACAGGCGTTACTGGAGTTGGGCGTACTGCTTCTGGTATTTCTATGCTTATGTCTGCTGCCAACGGTAGCATTAGGACTGTTGTAAAGAACGTAGACGATTATCTTATAGCACCTATAGGCAGAGCATTCTTTGCATTCAATATGCAGTTTGACTTTGATGAAAGTATACGTGGTGACTTAGAGGTAAAAGCTAACGGTACGGAAAGCCTGATGGCTAACGAAGTACGCAGCCAACGCTTGATGCAATTCTTACAGGTGGCTTCTAACCCAATGTTAGCACCTTTTGCTAAGATGGATTACATCGTAAGAGAGATTGCTAAGAGTATGGATCTAGACCCTGACAAAGTTACAAACTCTATGGCAGATGCTGCAATACAAGCTGAGATAATGAGAGCATTTCAACCACCTACTCCACCACCTCAAGCTCCAGTTCCTCCAGAGGAAGAGGGCGCACAGCCACAACAAGCTCCTGCAGGTGCTGATGTACAAGATCAAACAGGAGCAGGTGGAGGTAATATAGGTACAGGTGTAGCTCCTGCCCCTGGCGAACAAGGATTTAGCGGTAATGTCGCTTAAATCTTTTGTAAATAACAAAAAGGAATGGGATTCATTCTGTGAAGAATTAGATGTTTGGATTGCCGAAGAACATAAAAAACTAGAACAAGCAGAGAGCACTATGCAATTGCATCGTTCTCAAGGCTCTGTGTCTACACTACGTAGATTAAAATATTTGAGGGATAAAATTAATGGCACTAAATGAAGACGATCAAATGCAAGCAGTATTCATATCTACTCGAACACCTGTTGAGATAGATCCAGTATCAGGCAATGAAGTACCCCCAGGCTCTTTACCTGAAGAAGTGAGAGATGATATTCCTGCACAACTAAGTGAAGGTGAGTATGTAGTACCTGCTGATGTTCTTCGTTTTTACGGTATGAAGTTCTTTGAAGACTTACGAGAAACAGCTAAGATTGAATTGGCTCGTATGGATGCAGAAGGACGTATTGGTGGTGAACCAGTTGAGCCAACGCAGCAAGGTGATTTGACTGATGAAGAAATGGCTGAGATTGAAAAAATGACTATGGCTGTTGGTGGCTTCTCTACACAACAACCTACACAATCTACACAGCCTGATCCGTATCAACAACAGCAGATGATGTATCGACAAGGTGCACCTGTTGCTATGGGTAATGCAGGTTATGATGGAGGTGGTCAAGTAAGAGGTTATAACAGTTCAAGTGTAGTAACTTCTCCCCCACCTCCAGTTGCCCCACCTCCTCCAGTAACACCTGTACCTGCTAATACTCAAGCGCAGTTAGACTTCTCACAGTTTGGTGCAGGGTTTAGTTTCTCACCACAGGCACAAGATAATTTAGAACAAATAAGTCAAGCTGCAGCCCCAACACCTGAGTTTACTCCTGTGACTATGTATGGTCCTAATAATGGTAAACCTGTAGTTGAAGCTAAAACATTAGAGCAGTACAATAAACTACTAGCTGAAGGGTATACTTTAACACCTCCTGTTATTGATAATAATAATGATGATCCTGATCCACCAGAAGAAGAAGAAAAAGATCCTACAGCTTGGGCAGATAATTTAGACTTTACAGACGGTGATGCAGTACAGGCTTCTGTAAATGAAATGCTAGGAGTTACAGAGGGCGATAAAACCATTGCAGGTACAAATATACTTGGTGCTGCATTTACAGGTATAAATAGAGCAACAGGTGTGGCAAGATCTCGTGCACTAGCAGATATGATAAAAGATATTAATCCTGAACTATCTGAAAAATTACACAATCAAATAAATGCTACTGTTGCAGATAGTACATTCCTAAAGCTTATTCCAGATGAAGTCATTGATGGTGATCAAATACTAAGTCAGTTACAAGACAAGTATGGATCTACTTCACAGACAATTATAACATCTATGCTTGGTCTGTATGGCGGAGCAAAACCTAAACCTAAGCCACCTGAAGAGCCTGGTGGTGGCGGCTCAGATGATGGGCCATCTCAGGCAGAGATAATGGCAAATATAAATGCAAGTCAAAATCAAGCTTCTCAGTCTACGTCAACACAACAAGCAGCTAATCAACAGGCAGCAATTGATGCAGGAGTATCAGAAGAAGTAGCAGAGACTATATCAGGCTCTCAGATGATAGCAGGTTCAGATGTAGGAACAGGTGTAGACGGAGGTGATATATCAGGTCCAATGAATAAAGGTGGACTAGCAAGTAAAACTAAGAAGAAGAAAAATAAAAAATAATTCCATATAACTATAAGGCTACCCAGTTTAATTACTGGCCCCAACATAAGGAGAAAAACAATGGCTGAAGTAGAACAGGTAGAGGTGCATTCCGCATCTCATATGCGTAACCAAGCAAGAATCGACAAGGATGAAGCAGAGCTACGTGAAATGCTAAAAGAAGCAGGGTATACACAGGAAGATGAAACCCCAGAAGAAACTGCTGAAGCTAAACCAGTACAGGCAGAAGGTGATTCCAAACAAAAAGAAGAACCCAAAGCAGAAGCACAAGAAGCAGATGACGAAGATGACCTAAGTGCTGAAGAAAAGACTTTCAAGCAACGCTACGGTGACATCAGGCGGCACATGAAAGATAAAGAACAGGAGTGGAAGCTCAGGTTCGAGAAGCTAGAAGCACAGTTAGAGTCTGCAACTAAGAATGAGCTTGTACTACCTAAATCGGAAAAAGAGATAGAAGCTTGGTCTAAGAAGTATCCTGATGTAGCAGGTATAGTAGAAGCTATAGCAGATAAGAAAGCACAAGAGCGTTCATCAGATATAGACAAGCGTTTGAAAGAAGTAGAAGAGCTAAGGATTACAGCTAAACGTGAAAAAGCTGAAGCTGAACTATCAGCACTTCATCCTGACTTTACTGAAATACGTGCTGATGATACATTTCACGAGTGGGCTAAAGAACAGCCTAAGTGGGTACAGGATGCTTTGTATGAGAATGTAGATGATGCTAAGTCTGTATCTCGTGTAATTGATTTATATAAAGCAGATAAAGGTATTACAACGAAAGAAAAGAAGCCTGTAAAAGATAAAGGTGCAGCAGCTTCTGTAACAACAAAACGTAATACGACACCTAGTGACAGTGAGGAATCTACGTATATTAGAGAATCACAGGTAGCTAAGATGTCAATGAAAGAATATGAGAAGAGGGCAGAAGAGATAATGGATGCCCAACGCTCAGGAAAGTTTATTTATGATATGTCAAGAAAATAGTTGACAAAACAAATTTCATAAGTAAAACTATGGCATATACACCATAACTGTGTGTATGCTTTAACAAGCACTAGCCACAAAAAGACTTACCTCAAAGTATAGGCCCAGTGCAGATAGGTAGGCCAACCTTTCTGTAAACTGACTACCCTACAACTAAGAGCCTCTTTATAGTGGATATGTAGTGTCAATTCTCACGCCATATCTATAAAGGAGATTTAACTATGGCTATCGGTGTTGCCTCTGGCAAAACAGGATTTGACGGCAATTTCAGCCCGATTATCTATTCCAAACAAGCGCAGATCGCTCTAAGAAAAGCATCTGTTGCAAACGCAATCACTAACAACTCCTACTTCGGAGAGATTGCAAACCAAGGTGATGTAGTTCGTATCCAGAAAGAGCCTGACGTAACAGTCAACGCTTTGGAGCGTAAAACTGCAATTTCCGTAGAAGACTTAGATGACAGTGAGTTTTCTCTAACCATTGATAAAGCTAACTACTTTGCTTTTAAAATGGATGACATCGAAGATCAGTTCGCATCTGTTGACTTCGTAAGCCTAGCTGCAGATAGAGCAGCATACAAAATGGCTGACGCAATGGACGCTGACTTACTTCAGTATATGTCAGGTCACTCTGCTGCAGGTGCTATCACTACCACAGTTTCAGGTACAGCACAGCATCCAACATCAAACGAGCTAAATGGTGAATTTCTAAAAGCTAATCGTTTAGATGCATCTGACATTGGTCACATCACAACTTCAGCTTCATCAGGTACAACTGGTGACTCCATTCCTCTAGCTGCACGTCTTCCAGGTGCAACAGCGTTGTCCACAGCAGTGACATCTCCGTTGACTGTGATTGCACGTATGGCTCGTCAGATGGATACAGCAAATGTTGACTCACGAGGCAGGTGGCTTGTTGTTGACCCGGTGTTTATGGAAATCTTGAAAGACGAAGACTCACGTCTATTAAATTCTGATTTCGGTGGCTCAGGTCTACAAAACGGACTAGCTGTTAACAACTTGCATGGCTTTAGAGTCTATGTATCTAACAACCTACCTGCTAAAGGTACAGGTGCAGGTACATCAGGTTCATCAGCACAAGACGATCATTACGGTGTTATCTTGGCAGGTCAGGAAGATGCGGTTGCTTCTGCAGAGCAGATCAACAAAGTTGAAAACTACCGTGATCCAGACTCATTTGCAGACATTGTACGTGGTATG